ACTTGTAGAAACGCAGGTTGACCCGCATCAGCTTGAACAGCCTTAGAAGCACCAGTTGCAACAACAGCACTAAGCAGAGTAACTGGAGTAGTTAAAGATGCCATTATTTACCTCTTCCAGATTTCTTCATCATATTCGTAGCAGTACGACCACCACGGGTAGGTAGACCTTTAGGCTTACCAACAGCAATCATAATAGTCAAAGGCATACCTTTTTTGGTATCCTTTTTAGCCCCTTTAGGACTAGACATCTTAGTTTTTCCGTACATGATATTTCCTTATCGAACTAGCTTGGTTGCAACAAAAGAAATGATACCGCCCACAACAGAGGCAATAGCCATTCCCACAAAGAATCCACCTTTAGACTTATTAGCCATCTCTAAAAGCGTTTTAATATCTTGTCGAAGTCCATGAACTTCTAGCTGTAAAGCCTCGACTTGGGCTTCCAATTTACCGAATTCTCTTGGATCAATATCAGACATTTGCTACTTTCTTTGGTCGCCCGAGCTTCTTAACAGGCTGTGGACGAGCTAAAATAATAGGTTTTTGATAAGTATCTGTCTCTTCTTGGTCAACACGAACATATCCTGAATGACCCTTCATGCTATCAATATCGTGCTGATAGGTGAAAGATACAGTGTTTCCACTCTGTAAACATCTAAAAGTAGCCATAAATACTCCAAAAAAAGGGGGTAGTTAGCCCCCTTTTAGATTAGACCAAACGAACTACAACGCACTTAATTGTCGTGCTTGCTAAGTCCAAAGTACCGCCTGATTCATTTTGGAAACGAATAGAGACAGTATTTGCGGCTGAAACATAAGGCGTGATAGAGATGCCAGAGACATCTACACCCATACTTACGTTCATCACAATATCGCCCAAAGCCACGCCAGGTACGGCAATGGTGTTTGTCTCACCCACGCCATCAGCTAAAGATGAGGCGTTAAGTGTTGCTGTTACTGACCAAGTGTCAGAAAAAAGACCACGAAACTGGTCATTCCCCCTACGGGAAACGACTGCGGTTGCTGCTGCCATAATAAATTCTCCTTAATGTAAAAAACCCCCCCACCCGTTAAGGCGAGGGGAAAGATGGCAACTGCTTACGCAGGTACGATCAAGGCAAAGAAGGAGGCAGAAGTCGCTGCACCAGTGGTAGCGGCTTTCCTCAAGGCGGCAACACCATACAAAGTGTCAGAAGTAAACAAAGTAGCTAAATACTCTTGCTTGTACTGAACTTGTGAACGGATACCAACTTGCTCAACCAGAACCATAGAGTCCTTGTGGCCCATCAAGCAGACACGGGCACTGTTAGAGCCACTGGTTGTGTCGCAGTTGCTAGATGTAAACACGGGGATACCATAAAGGTTGCCGATCTCACCATTGCGGATAGCGTTGCCATCACCCACAAAAGCCTGCTCAGTGTAACGGGCAAGACCCATCAACGTGTTACGGCTTGAAGGAGGAATGATGAAGTAGCGACCATCCATAGGAGTGTCGTTATCGTCCATACGCTGAATAGTGCGGCGAATAGCGGCATCGGTCAAAGCAGACTCATTGTTGCTACCAGCAACATAAGCTGTTGTACCATCACCACCGATAAAAGCACCAGTTGCGTAGGCGTTAGTACCTGCACCACCATTGGAGGAACGACCCAACTGAATCAAGTCTGTATCGACTTGTTTAGCCAAGGCATAACCCGCATCAGAGGTGTAGAAGTTACGCATAGAGTTCAAGGCTTGAACTTCTGCAATATCTTCGATCAAGCGGCTATATTCATAGTGCTTGTTGATAGATACCTGAACTTCAGATGCTGTGTCAACAATTAAGGTAACTGCATCAGTTGCTGTTTTGGCAGAAGCTGAACCACGACCAGGGGCGGGAATGTGAACTGTGTCACCTTTCTTGCCCTTGAAGTTCATCTTCATAACCAAGTTCGCTAGAACAAGGTTCTTTTTGTAACTGGCAACAATTTCATCACTCCAAATTTCAGGAATGAAGTTAGCTGCGGATGTTACTGTGGTTGCATTGTTAGGTGCGAATGCTGTATTAGCCATGTTTAAATCTCCAATAAATTAAGTTTACTTAACTCTACCCTCTTGGTACGCCTGCATGATTTCATCAGAAAGCGCCTCATAGCGGTTAGGGTCTTGCATTTTCAGCCGAATAAGGTCAGCCCTACGATAAACTCGTTTTGATGACTCTCCAGAACCACCTACATCTACTCCAACTGCTTTCAAATTCTGCTTTCGAGTGGCTTCTCCAGCATCACTCGTTTGCTTCTGTTTGACAGAGCGAAGTTCTTTGTAAGTCGATAACAGTTCATTGGCAGAATCATAATCGAAATCAGCATCAGCCTTCTTGAACAAATCAATGCGAACAGGGCTAGATTTGACCCAATTCGCAAAGTCCTCATTTTTAGCAATGTCGCCAAAATCAGGGTGTTCTTGCGCTAACTTTTGCTGAATTTGCGCCCTTTTCATCTCTAAAGTGGCTTGTCTAGCCGCAATGATGTCAGGGTGACTATCAACTGTCCTTTGAACTGCCTTCTGTGGATTCTCAAAGAAGTCTACTTCAGGCTCTTCTACTCTAGTCTGTTGTTGTCTAGAACTAAGGTTCTGTTTAATGAGTTCATCAGCTAACTTTCTGACTTCGCCTACTTCTTGTGCTTGCTTACCAATGAGCTTTTCAGCCTCTTGGTGCATTTTCACAATTTCATCTAAACTTTTGTGCCTGTATTTATCAGGAAGTTCAGACTGATCTTCAGCTTTTTGTGAAGTCTTCTGTTCGACAATGTCAAACTCACTTAACTCTTCTTTTTCGTTGTCAATCAACATACGTTTCCTTTTTCCTGCCGTTATCGGTTATAGGAGATTCAACTCGGCATAATTGCTTATGAGTTGAGTTTCTGCTCAGATTTCAACTTGTCGGTATGACTCTTTCCAAATTTTGCATAAGCCGATGGAAAAGAACCAGACCATCCTTCAAGTCTAAAAGCTGGCGCAGAAAGTGAACGTGCAGCCAAAGCCCCACACTCACACTTCAAGTTCGTTGCCTCATAAACAACAAACTTTTCTGTTTTGTGTCCGTTTTCACAGACGTAATCATAAAATCTCTTCATATGCCCTCTCGCTGATCTCTTTGAGATTTTTCAGCCAAGTTAGGATAGAAAGTTCACCTTTTTTGAATTGTAGGTCTTTCTCATCAGAAACTACAGAGATATTATTCAAAGATACTATTATTTTGTCAATATCTTCTACTAAATCTTTCCACCCTTGGGTAGACATCATCTCAAAACGAGCTTCGTAATACTTCTGTAGTTCAGGGGTCATACGTCTTCAGAACCAACGTACTGCGTAAAAGTCTTCAGAACACCATACATAGCGGGGATTAAATCACCCTCTAGGTCTTCCATGTTGATGTAATGAGCCTGTTGTTGGATAGAAGGCCATCCCGCTTTACGGGCTTCTTCCGTGGCGTGGATTTCCACTTGTACTTGGATTTGGTCTTTTGTACCAAAAAAGTTGGTGATACGGGCATAAGCCTGAGTTTCAGCTTGGCCGTTTGTGTTGTTTACTGCTGTGATTTTAAGTGCCATGATTTTAGTTCCAAGGTAAAGGGGTGGGTTGGGGTGTAGGAATAGCGGCTTGAGCAATTAGGAAATCAACTTCGGTTTCCATGTTCGTTACACGCTCTGGGCCAAGGGCAGCTTGTGTCCACGCTAAGGCTTGTGCCTGCGTGATTTGGTCAAACGGGGTAAAGTCATCGGGGTTTGCAGGTAGCAAGTTGACCGAGTAGTTGACCTGTTGTCCGTCCTTGGCAATCGTGAAATTGCTCATCACTACAGTTTGCGGCTCAGGCGTGTTCATGACCTGAAGCGAATTGATTGTCCATACAAATGCCATGATTACTCCTGAGTTGTGGCTTGCGCCTTGACTTGCTCAAATTGAGCGGCTTCTTGTTGCTGTTTGGCAATGTTGTTCATCACCAGAAAAGCACCTGTTTTAGAGGGCAGTTCCCCCAAAACGTCCATGATGAATTTTACTTCGTCATCTGATAATTCAAGTTTCATAGATTCCCCTGTTAGTATGTCATTTCGGTTGTGCGGATTTGGCAAACAGTCCTAATTGTAGTAGCTGCTTGCCCTGTGAATGTAACTGCCAACCCGCCATTGGTAGTATCTGCTGTAACTGCTATCACCCAAGTGGATGCCCCTGCATCTGCGTATGTTGAGGTGACTGTTGGTGTTCCTACTAGGGCTGTACTGGCGGCATTAGCACCACGCTTGATGACACCCTCAATAGTCCATCCTTTTGTGTTGCCACCGCCTGTAACACCTGAGACTATTTCACCTCTGAAAGTGTAAGCAGAGTTGTTGGGTAGGATAATCTGGTTTGTGCCTGATGCGGAGGCTGAAGTAGAACGCAATACAGTTGCAGTTGCATCAGTAGTTTGAGTGCCAAGAATTAACAATGCAGATTGAGAAACGCCCAATGCACCTGATATTGGTTGATTACAAGCAGAATAAACATGATTTCCTGTTATAGAACGTGTTGTTCCATACACACCCCCGTTAACAACAGAATAATCTCCATTAGCATTGTTTCCAAATCCACCACCCACAAACGTACCATCGTTGGTTGCTAGTTGGTTTGCTCCACCACCAATAACTGAAAAACTACCACTTGCTGTGCTTGGAAAAAAAGTCGTCCCAGTTGTTCCACCACCGCCAATAAACGAGCCATTACCTGATGCTGTGTTTCTAGCTCCACCACCAACTGTTGACCAACCTCCACTAGCCACATTACGATTAGCCGCAGTACCAGCATCGCCTCCGCCCCCAATGAAACTGTAACTTCCAGTTGCCTGATTGTTACCTCCTCCTACTACTACTCCATGAGGGGTAAAAAAGGATAGGGTTGATGTTGATGAACCGCTTGCTACCTTAGACAGGGTGAGTGATGTGCCACTGATTGCGGCTACATAGGTGTCTGAGGCTATGCTTGTTCCTGTGATGTACTGACCGACTTTAATGTTGGCGTTGGATGCGGCAAGCGTAACGGCTGTAGTGCCGTTCATTGTGGAACTTTGTGTAGTTACTGCTGAACCAGATGTACCTGAATTGGTAAAGCCTCCACCAATAAAATTCCAATGACCTGCGGCAGTATTGTATGAACCCGAAACAATGGCACTTGGATAATTACTAGCAACATTTCCCTCGCCAGCGCCAATAAAAGAATAAGCACCAGATGAAGTATTTGTATTGCCACCAACAAGAGCAGAACCAAACGCTGATGCAGTATTACTGTTTCCACCTGCTACAACTGTATAAGTTGATGATGACCTATTAAGATTCCCGCCACCAATAGTTGAGTTAGTTCCACTTGCC